ACCAAATATTCCCGCCTTAAAAGTCCATTCATTAGAAGGTAGTAATCGGGCGGCGCATATTTTGCGCGCAGGGGAGGATGCGCTCCCAATCTCCAAAACGAATCGGTTGTATGGGATATGTCTGGGTCGGCGATCTGTAAATATGCGGCATTATACCAGTGACGGCATCAGGCGCGGAGGTTGATTCAATAACAATAAGCGAGTTTGCCTCTTTCTTTGTTGACGCAGCATCCTGGGCTGCACAAGTTACTGGTAAAACAGGAACCAAATCAAAATCACCGATAAATTTGTCATTGCCAACGGCATCGCCCAACCCATATGTATAATGCGACATTATGTTTTTCATTTCATTCAGCATCTTTTCGTCTTCGCTTTTAAACACACTATATGGCGTTGAAAATACTAATATTTTTTTGGGAACAACGATCTCAAAACCAGATAATCTAGCATTGAAGGTGACAGTTAGTCTATCAATAACAGCATGACAACGAGTTTGGGTAACTTTTGGTGCTCCTGGCAAATTGAATCCTGTTTGCCAAATAACCCATAATTCATCCAAATATTGCTGGTTTTCAGTAGTATAGAATATTCTTTGGGTTCTGGGATATAAATGATCATATAGTACTTTTGCAAATTCATTCACAGGCTTATCATGTAAAACAAAGCATAAACTCTTTAATAAAAAATACACGTTATAATAAGGAATTAATGACTGGTATCTTGTCTCAATTATTGAATATACATCTTTAAACGCGTCTTCAGCAGTTTGAGATCCACGAAAAGCAAGAATAGTTTGGTCGTGGTCATGTTGAGTAAAAGTTTCTGGATGTTCAATTGATTTCATTTCGCTTGCAGTGAACCATCCCAATTCAATTGTTAACCAAAGCCCTATATGTTCAAGCAATGACTCATAATGAAATTCTAAATTATGTTGTTCTTCGCCTTCAGAATTTGATGTATCGTCTATAACGTCCAAAAATTCGGCAAAACTTTTTGGATCTTCGTTTGACCAAGCTGCAACTTCTTCTTCGGTTAGAGGCCTTGGAATAAGCGCTTGCAATTGTGTAATATAATTTTGTTGTACGGAAGGGTGTTGACTAACAAATAAATCAGTCATGTTATTTAATTTGTTAAGATCAAATTTCGATTGTAGTAGATCAACGATTCCTATCTGAATTCCTTCCTGTGTTTGTTGTGGATATAATAAGTTTAGTGACATAAATCGAGTATCAACCGTGCTTCTACTAATTTCACTGTATATGACTGAAATGCTTTCCATTGCGCCTTTATTTGTAAAAGGTCCTCGATTTGTTTCACTAACTTGCTCTAGTTCTTTATTAAATATTATTCTTTTTATTCCAAATATTGGAGGACCTTCTTCCATTCTATATTATCCATACATAAATAATTCATCTTATAAACTATCAAATGCCACCTTCATTTTCTTTTTCGGCGGCATTTGAATATCCGGATCTGCTCTAAAGAAATCTGTACTGTTAGTTGGAATTGGAGTGCTCGTTCCAAGTTCCTTCTCCAACCTATATGTTCTCTCTATCATCGCATTCAATTCCGCAATCAAGATAGTGGATTGAATCGCGAAGGATTCTCTCTGCACCTCGATGTCTATCTCATTTCCGTTCCTATTCATGGTTTTATGGATTGTTTAAGAACAAAACATAAAACATCAATCAATTTTTAGTATCGTAAACTATCAATTCGCTAAAAATACATATAAAAACGCCTCCCCAATTATATCAAGAAAAACACCCCTAAATATATGTCCAATAATGTGAATCAGAAGAAAAATTCACAACCTATCAATACACTCAATACAATCGATTTAAAACACACCGATATGTTAAATCGATTCGAAGATATCGAAACCAAGATTATCCCCGCTCTCCAAGCGGAAAAAACACTCCTAAAAAACAAAGTCCCCACCTTAAAAGAGAACCAAATCGATGAATATATGGATATTCGCGATAAAATCCAGGCCATTCAAAAGCAAATACGTTCGCTCAAACTAGAAAAGAAAAACTACCTTCTCGATAACTCGAAATACATTTTCCAATACTTCGAGCAAAAACAACAGATATCTACCGTATCCAATGGCACGAATCAAAATTCCAATGCCCTTAATTCCTTTTTTAAGATTAAATCAGCAAACGCGGATTCGGCGAACCCCACCTCCGATAAATATTCGCAATCCAAAAAGGCCTATCAAAATTATTGGCGGAATGTCAATAACGAAATCTCGAATATCCAGGATTTCATCGTCACATGCGATGTCTGTGAAACTTGCCATCGCGGAGAACTTATCCCCCAGGATGAAGAAGGGATCCTTATTTGTAATAACCCCGACTGTGGGAAATTCATCACATATATCATCGATAGTTCCAAACCCACCAATAAAGAGCCACCGAATGAAGTCTCCTATACCGCATATATCCGACTCAATCACTTCAAGGAGATCCTCTCCCAATTCCAGGCCAAAGAGACCACACAAATCCCCGAAGAAGTTATTAATGCGATCCGTGCCCGAATCAAGAAGGAGCGCATTGAGGATATGTCCCTCATCAATTATGATAAGATGCGCGACATATTGCGTAAATTAGGCTTCAATAAGTATTTCGAGCATATTCAATATATCAATTCGCTATTCGGCATCAAACCACCCATTATGAATGAGGAACTCCATGTCACCCTTTGTGTTCTCTTTATTGAAATACAAAAGCCATGGGCCGTCCACTGCCCGGCCAATCGTACCAATTTCTTTAATTATACATATACGCTATATCAATTATGTGTGTTATTAGATCAAACACAATACCTGCCCTATATTCCGATGATGAAGGATCGCGAAAAGCAATTGGAGCAGGATATGATCTGGAAGAAGGTGTGTAATGAATTGGATTGGGAGTTTTTCCCCACGGTGTAAAAATTGAATTTAGTTTCGAGGTTTTAAACTCGTTATCTACTACTATGAAGTTTGTTATTACAAAAGAAACCATTCAGTCTACGCTAAATGCGATGTTAAACCACAACAATTTTGATAGTCGTATATGTAGATTGGAAATAATAGATGTTCGAATAATTAATAACCTTTGGAAACCCACAAGAGATTATATTGGCAAATTTGACAATATAATTTATCCTAGCGCGAAAGAGAAGTTTCTGAATTCGAAAAGAGACATTATCGAAGGAAAGGTTACTGTGCCGCCTTATATTTATGTGGATAATAATGGAAATATTGATTTTTACAACGGTAGAAATCGCTTTGCGAATTTGCGTGATGCTGGTGCGATAGATATACCCTGTGTTATTGAAAAAGTGGATTATAAAAAACTTTTACGACTAATCAAGAACATTCAATGATGCAAGTTTACGTCTGGACTCGATCCTTGCGATTCTCATATGCTCGGCGGCGATATTCTTTTAGTTTTTCCGGGTTCTCTTCTTTGAGTTTCAAAAGATATTGTCGAGCATTTTCCTTGATGCGATCCTTGTTTTTTTCATAGTATTTCTTATGCCGGTCATTATTCGTATACTTTTCCAATTTGACCTCTAAGATATGTACTGTTTCTCTCAAAATCGCGATTTCGTTCTCTAATTCGGTGATTTTGGGGTCCATATACAATTTTATATTATTGTTCTAAATAATTTTACGTAAAACTCATATTATTTTTCAGTATGAATGCTCAAAAAGAAATTGGTAACATAGAAACTATGTTATCAACACAAAAATATTAAAGGTTGACTATTACATCGGGAAACGTACGAGATTGAGACCAATGCCTAATCCAGCGCCATTACGCGCGGAGGTGCCCATGGCAGGGATGAAGACATCGAGGATGCTAAAGGTGGCCGCCGCCGTCAAGGCGATAATCACGATTTCCTCCACATTTAATTGTTTACGGGGAACAATAGTGGCTACAACGGCCACAACTAAGCCCTCAATAAGATATTTGATGGCGCGCTTGACAAGTTCAGTTAAATCGAATAAACCGCTCATTAGAGTTATATATTATATTCAAACAAAATATTTCCAAATATTATTTTCCTAAACAATACAAAGTATAATTGGAATCAAAATAACTTAAATATAATCCATCACTAAAACTATATTATGTCGTCATTTGAAAAAAGAGTATTGGAGAACGGACAACAAAATCCTAAATATGTGGATTTGTGTGATGAGGACGCGCCCATCGCCGGCCAAAAATTCGCCTGTATTTCTTTCGTTTCTCCCGAAAAGATACTACAGAAACGCGAGGTCTATTTATTCAATCAATTCATCAAGCAATGGGAGTTCTCCAAGTCGATGGAACGTTATTTCGAATTTATACACTTTATCTCCTATAAATATAACCTAAATGTCGAGAATCTCATTACGGATTTCAACGATTTCGTGAAGGAAGAGACCGATAAATTAAAGAAGAGTGGAATTGATGATGATTATAAGAATTTCATGGATAAGCAAGAAGAGAAACTGAACGAGCAATTTAATCGCGATCATGCCTTCCAAACTTCCGTGCGCGGCCTTAAGATTCGTGGTGTGTTCCCTAGCCAAGAAGAGGCGGAGATGAAGAGTAAGAAGTTACGTGAGCAGGATCCCAACCATGATATCTTCGTGGGCCCCGTGGGCGTGTGGATGCCATGGGATCCCGATGCGTATAAGACGGGCCGCGTGGAGTTCTTAGAGGATGAACTCAATGCTCTTCATAAGGAGAAGATGAAGAATGAGGAGATGGCCAAGAAGGAGTTTGAGGAGCGTGTGCGTGACACGAAGAAGAAGGCGATCATGGAGAACATCGAGAAGGCGAAGAAGAGTGGCAATACACTGACGCAAACCATGGACGAGGAGGGCAATTTGGTCGGTGTGAAGGAGAAGGTAAACTTCGACGAGAGAGAGGTGGAGGATATTGAATCCACCAAACTTAGAAACGAACTATTGGTAAAGACGGTGCAAGATAAGGTGTAAAAGCGTGAGCGGTTCAAAGCGTGAGCGAATCAATATTATAAACGGTCCTTATAATATTTATTAAAAATACATAAAAACAAGTATTGATTAAAAACTATTCTGAATATGGCAACCTTTTGTAAGATCATACATAAGCAGAATGCAATCACCGATGAATTTTATAATTCATGTGCAGAAAAAGATAATTTCGATTATTTCCGCAATGCATATCAATTTGAATGTAAAGTCAGGTCATTAGAAGATGTATTGATCAATATCTTCATAAGCACTTATGTCGGAAGTCCAGCGATCAATCAGGTAAAGAGCAAATTCGATTATCTAAAAACTGTATTGGATAATACGTTTGCGAAACCTGAAAGTAAAGAAAACTTTCTACTTAAATTTTGCGAAGCGCAAAAACTCTATCACCGATTAAATAACCTCGCATATCGCTATAAATGGACCAAGGCACCATATCGGATCACAAACGATTTGTTTTTGAATCCCATAGAAAAATCTAATAGCAATGTCATCACCATATTTCAAAATGGTCAAAAGTATCTATTTACCGTTCTCGATTTGAAAAACATCATTGATAGCGCACTCTCTCATTCACCCTATTTCTTTTCCGAACCCATGCCGATTAAAAATCCCTATAATAACATGCCTTTTAGTAAGGCCACCCTCTATAATATCTATTATTTTATGAAAAGAGGTAATTTTGTCCTTTCTAGCCTATTCCATAATTATTATATGGCTAATTTCAATTTGAAACACTTTCGTAATGAAAACGAAGTAACTATTCGTAAAGTATACGTGAAGAATTTTTTAAAGACGGCGTCATTGGACGTGCTCGATCGAGAAATTCGTAAAATGCTCGTCCATAACAAATATTCGAAGAAATTCTGTATTGATCCTGAGTTTCCGAAGGAGAGTTTGGTTTTTGTGATGAGGCCTTATTTGTCTCTTTACTATACGTATATGTTCACCTTGGATATGAGTGAACGCTATATTGCGGGTCGCGAATTGGATCGTAAACTAAAACGGTTTTTCAAACACAATTATATGTTTGGTCGCAAATTATTCAACACGAAGAGGGTCGAAATGTTTAATGAAGCGAGTAAAAAAATATATACGCCCTATTTTAATGACGACCATATAGGTTTTAAGGAGCCGGTGCCCAAGAATTACTATGCCAATTCGCACGTCACCATCGACGATAATGATAATATTTTATGCCCGGTCCATGATACCGACGGAGTGGACCGGCTATTTCATGATTATATAGATCCGATTGAAAGTCTTAGTGATGAGAGCGACGACTAATTATGTATCCAAAATATCTTGAGAGATCGTTTCTCTACAGACTGGGCAACAATATTTTCCTCGTTTTAGAGTTCCATTGCAAATGGCACATAGACAACGATGGCCACAAGGAATAAATACTACTGAACTTGCTGAGGATAAGCAGATGACACAATCGCCAGCATCGAAAACCTGGATGGTTGATAGATCCACTATGGGTGGATTCAGTAATTGCTGCTTTTCTTGTTCTGTCATAACGATAATGTTTTTACGTTTGATGGAATAATAGGGTGTTCCGGCTTTTACGGATAAGCGGATGTCGGCATCATTGACTTTATAATAGGTGCCTTCTCTTCGAATATCCTTAGGAAACATACAATTGTACTTATTGTTATATACATTTTTGAATATCTGATTTTGGGCATTGATGAAAGAGTGAAATTTAATACGGAGTTTGCTATTTTCTTTGATACAATATAAAATAATCATAGTGGATTGTTTTATATATAGTGGGGTTGGGTGGGTTCAATTTTTAGATGTTGATGTGGATTTTTTCCTACGGTTCGATTTTCTTTTGGAGGATCTCTTTCGACGTGTAGTTTTACGTTTTGATTTCTTCGACCCGCCTTTGGTGCTGGAAATATAAAAGTTAACAGGTGTATCGCTCCAGGGGGTTTCAAATGTTCTATGCTTGAGTTCTTCAAATAATTGCACAGAAGCAAGGGTGTTATTTTCTAATACCCTTACAACCTTTATACGAATAACGGAACCATTTTTTAATGTTACATTTAAAAAATAAGGGTCGTTAGGATAGTTGGGATCACCAATTACATCAATGTCTATACTTTCTACAATTCCAAGAAGGCGATCCTCTTTGTATAAATAATAATCATTGTAAGAATTAATATTTAGTTCTCTATCTTTTTCAGTATTATGCTCTGTTTTATTTATCTCATTGGTGATAATGTCTGATAATAGAGATCTACTCATCTTAATATATATAATAATGCAGATAAATAAATTTTAACGCTAAATATGTTAATTTTTAGGTGGGATACCGTAAAGGCTATAACTATTCGTTAGACCCTTTTCATAATACTGTTTTACACCGTTGGACATTTTCCATGTATGAAGATGTAAACTAATGCTCGATTCACGCACATCACTACCATTTATTTTTCTTCACATTGATAGCAGGACCCGAGCGTTTTTTTCCTTTACTTGGATCATATGCTTCATCTTCGTCATCCGATCCCATATTCTTCGATATCTCCCAGAATTCTTTGGAGCCCAACTTGAAATCCGGGTGGTTCTCGGCCTTATACCAGAAAATTTGGTCATTTAACTTATTCGATTTGGCGTTATTATTGATGACCAAACATTCGTAGTTCTCTGTGGTCTGGTCCATGACGGCACAGAAAGATTCCAATGTGGGAAACATAGATGCATAGTTCTCCCAGATTCGTTTTCTGTTGGCAAAATATGGCTCGCGCAAAATAAAAACGTAATCAATATTGGTGCGAAGATTTGGGGGAATTCCAAGTGGGTACTGCATAGTAATGATCAACATTACCTTCCAATGTCTCCCGTTCATAAATAATAAACGCATCATCTTATCACGAGTCCATGATTGGTCATAAAGACAATCATCTAAAATAACAAAAGTACGAGGGTCGATCGTGGTTCTGCGATACATCTCAATCTCTTTATTCACCTGTTTCAACACCGTTTTTTGACGGCGTAGCACGTTCTCGATCAACACCGTATTATATTCCTCATGAATAAATAATTTGGGCACATGCGCAGTATAAAACCCGTTTCCGGCCTCTGTTCCTGAGATGACAGTGCCGATGGGTATATCCTGATGGTAAAATAATAAATCACGGACCAAGAAAGACTTGCCGGTATCACGACGACCAATAAGCACGACGACGGGGCCTTTATTTTCATCGGCCTTGAATGTTATCTCTTTCATACTAAATTTTTTCAGTTCCAACGTCATCTCCTAAACAATGAGTAGAGTATATGAATATAAAGATATAATGAATTCTACGAAATAACGGATCGAATTAGTTTAGAACACTGATTTTAATATATGCAAACCACTTATACTTATATTTTTATTATGAGTCCATTCAAACTTCACTATCGTAAATTAAAACCATTGGACCTAGAATCTTTAGAAAAAACATATGAACCAACGGCCGATGATATTGAACACGGATATAACCCTTTTCGCATCCAACAACTCCAAAACTATAATCCCATGTATAACTGCTTCTTTACATTAAACGATGCGACCTATAATACCATCGGCCTCAATCATAAATACCACTTTACGACCATGGATCAATTATATGATTATGAGACCAAGGAACATCATGATTCGCCTGTATTTATTAAATACGCACCGCTCTTAGATCCTATCCGATTTATGATTGGTAAATACAAAAACGAATCCTCCTTAATACAAAACCTTCCAACTCTTAGCACAGACTGTGCGAGCCATCCCAAAATGATGGATAAAAACAACGCATCTTATATCGACAACTTTTTCTCCTTTTTATCGAGCCAACTTTTGAACACACATGGGTTTGTGAATGGCATAGATTATTACGGATCATTCCTAGGTGTCCAGGAAAAATACAAACTCAATATCGCGGACGATCTCGAGTATTTACACACGTCCACCTATTTCGCGAATCAAAATAATAAACTCTTTAAAGTATCCAAACTCGAGGATAATGAGTTCTTTAATTTCGGTTCTCGATCCAATAAGCAAAAACTCCGCATTTCCGAAACCCAGCATAACATTACGGTTTCGTCCTTGATTGAAGTCTTGGACAATGGCGAAAACACTATTGATCAATGCACTGATTTGGTCTATGAGAAAGCGAATGTTGTGCAACATAATAGTACGAGTAGTAGCAGTAGTTCTGATGACGATAGCGCACATGATGATGATAGTGCAAGTGATTCGGAAGAAGACAATGAGTCGGAGTCTGGCTCTGACGAAAATGATTCCGAGAATTCCGAAGTATCGAATAGTTCGGAATCTGGCTCCGACAAATCTGATGAAGACCAAGAGGACGGAGAACAAGACCAAGAGGACGGAGACGATGATGGGTGGGAAACCGATAGCGAATCCTCCCATTTCGATGACGAAGAGTTTGTATATGCTTATATTAACGAGTTCCCAGTGCAATTGATCTGCCTAGAAAAATGCGACGGCACCTTAGACGATTTATTCGTCAAAGAAAAATTAAACCGTTATGAAGCCGCTAGTTGTTTATTCCAAATCATAATGACACTTATCACCTATCAGAAATGTTTTCATTTTACCCATAATGATCTCCACACCAATAATATCATGTATAAAGAGACTGACATTGAATATTTGATTTATAAATTCGAGAACAAGACATACAAAGTGCCCACTTATGGCAAAATCTATAAGATCATCGATTTTGGAAGAAGCATCTATAGATTCAATAAACAATTGCTATGTAGTGATAGTTTTGCGCCGGGCGGAGATGCGGCCACACAATATAATTGCGAACCCTTCTTTAATGAAAACCACGCACGCTTAGAACCCAACTATAGTTTCGATTTATCGAGATTGGGATGCTCTATTTACGATTTCATTATTGATGAAGATGATATCCAAGACGAATTCGATGATCTACAGAAGACGATTTTCCGTTGGTGTTTAGATGATCATGATAAAAACATATTGTATAAGAAGAATGGCGAGGAACGTTATCCCAATTTCAAGTTATATAAGATGATTGCGAGAACCGTGCATAAACACACACCCCAGGAACAGTTAAAATTCGCCTATTTTAAGCAATTCGAAATAAAGGCTAGTAAAGTAAAAGCATCTGATAATGTGTTGGATATTGATGCATTGCCGACGTACGTATAAAAGGATTGATTTTGTGTAAGGATCGTTGATATAATATGTCGTATTATATCAATACAATGAGTGATTTGAGTATGAATAATTTGGCGAATGAACTGGAGATTGGCGATGGACGTGGCCCTTGGTATTGTTATATTCTACGTAACAAAAATCCACGATATAGCCATCTCACCTATAATGGGTCCACCAATAATCCCAAACGCCGCCTTCGTCAACATAATGAAGAGATCACAGGTGGAGCCAGATATACGCATGGCCGTGGTGGTGGCTGGGAAATCTATGCTCTTTTAACTGGATTCCCCGATCATAAAAACGCCCTATCTTGTGAATGGCGGATCAAACACACATCAGGAAAGCCGGGTAAACGACCAGCGGAACATTGTGGCGTCAATGGTCGTGTCATCGCTTTAAATTCGATATTAAAATTGGATAAGTGGACTAAACAATGCACGCTTGATAACCGATGTATGAATTTGGAACTCTATTTGGCGCATGATGTGGTCGGACTCGTAGATGTTGATAGTTTACCGGAGAATGTTACGGTTTATGGAGGCATTCCCGATTTTTCGTCCTAAGACCGGAACACATACTTAAACACATTCGTCTTGAAACCATTAAAATTACTGGATGACGCTACAGTATAAGCACCAAAATCTTCCACATATACCCATTCCCCGATCGCTAATTCGGGTAACATAATTTCATCCGCAATCAAATCAATAGAATCGCAGGTGGGTCCGAATAAGCGACTCTTATGTACCTTATCATTTCGCTCATTAAATGGTAAAACCGTGGGCATGTTATGATCAAAATAAATACAGCCAAACGACCCGTAAATTCCATCATTTAAATAATAAATAATCGTACGCGCTCCATTATCGTCTATCTCGACCTTTTTACCGATCACATTCAATACAAGTGTGTGTGTCTTTTCGGCGAAGTAACGTCCCGGTTCAGCAATAAATTGTATGGTCTGGTGTTCAAGTTCCTTGCCAAAGAATTCAATCATTGCATCATTGATACGCTTCGCGATATCTTCGAATTTGACTTCGCGATCTATGCCTGGAAATCCGCCTCCAATATCAATGATATCGATCTTTATTTGTAGACGGTTCGCAATATCGGTCGCCCTTCTACAATCATGGATGGCTTCATAGAAATTATCGGCGGAACTACACCCACTACCCACATGAAAACTAAAACCCGTCACATCCAATTTCAGCGTTTTGGCGATCGTGAGTAATTCTTCCACTTGCCCAAGTTTACACCCGAATTTCTTATTAAATTTACACTTACTTTTACTATCATCGACTGCCAATCGCAATACCAATTTGGCATAAGGGTGATATAATTTGATCTTATACAACTCTTCTTCGCAGTCAAATGTCATCAAATCTACGTCATTGGCACGTGCATAGCGAATTTGTGATGACATTTTACAAGGATTCGCGAAAATGATACGGGAGGGATCCTTCGTGATTTCGATAATGGTCTTCATCTCATTTTCTGAGGCACAATCGAAATTCGCACCTAAGGATGCTAGCGCCTCTAAGATAACTGGATTCGGATTACATTTCATAGCATAATAAGGTTGAACTTCGGGTAAAAGTCGGGTCCATGTGGCATATGAATTTGTTAGCGCACCCAGATCGATAATATAAAACGCACGCTCACTTTGATTATCCTCTAAGAAATCATTGATGATATCATAAGTATCACGATCAGATCCGTATAATTTCACATCGTATTTTTGAAGGAGTGAATTATCGAGCGTTTTGAACTCTGTCGGTTGAGGACGCAGTGGTTCTAGTTTTATGTTATTTAGTTCTACGGATAGGGAGCGTTCCTTAGTGTTGATTGGGTCAGTTTGACTTGATGTGGTTTGTAGCCGTTGTATATCTTCATAATCAATAGGACCGATCATGACGTATTAGATTATATAAAAAAATTGTTTTTATATGATCTTCGTATAACAAAATTATATCTTCAACGGCGTAAAATAATTTCCCTTTACTCCACAAAAATTCGAGTCGTTCCTACATAGAGTGGCGGATGCATATACAACATTTCCTGTGATCACATTCTTTTCACCAAACTTCGTACATTTGGATAATAATTCCGCGCTTTTACCCTTTGAACTGGAGCCGAAATAATATTTACAAGAGACGCAGGTAGGATATGCAGCATTTTTGATAAATTGATCGCTCACTACTTTCCCAGGAAGTAATAGTATTTTCTTTAGGCCGGTCATCACTTGCTCTTATAATATATAAAAAAATATATTTATTTCGTTTTAACATATTATAAAAATAACCGCTTATGTTCATCGATGCCATGTTTTGCGATAAACCCAATATGTCTCATTGCCAATTCTAGCGATGGATCAAACGCGCGTTTTACTTTCGATTGCGACTCCATTTCTTTACATATCCTTTTTATTGTTGGATTATTCACATAACTACACGACTCTTTTGAATCTATATATACGGATCTGACCCAAGACATCAGTTCCAACGTGATTACAGCACGATAACAACTTTCTATTATATTTCTTGTATGATCATCTCGAATATAAGAAAAATCCACTATCATAATAACTATACTATGATGTATATTTTTAATTTATTTAGAAACTGTAATTACTAAAACAGTCCACTAAATACCTTTTTAATCATCTCTTCGTTTATGGTTATTCCTTCTTGTCTAGTGAATTTTGATAACAAATCTGCAACCGGGTTTGCTTCGATCTTATCATGTAAAAGTTGAAGAGACTTATGGATAACTTCAAACATAGGCATATATTCTTCATTTTTTTGTTTTTGTTCTTTCGTTCTAATATACTCTTTGATTAGCATGTTTTGTTCATTCTTCCCTGTATTTCTTGGAACAATAATCTCTCCCAATTGTGGATGATGACAATGCATCCCTCTTCCATTTTCCATTGTAGGAATTTCAAACGGGACATTTACTTTTTCCAGTTCTCTCTTATGTTTAATGAACGTTTCTAGCGTGGACAAGCACTTATCCATATCGTCTAGATTATTGCATGTCTCGCATTCCTTCGCGAAATGCCCCATCTTTCCACAAACAAAACACTTATTTTTGGCACTATTGCTCATTTTTTCTAACATCTTGACCGTGGCCTCATCCAGAACCTCTTCGCAGAAAGATCCACCTCGCACGTTTTCAATACCATATTTATCCATATAAATTCTTGTATACTTATCTTCATCATAATCGTCACAACCATCTATAATTTCTAGAACGCGAACCGGACGATGTCTCTTTGTCCATGCGGCACCACCCGAATGGAAATGTTGTTCGATTCTAAACCCGGGATTATTCGTTTTCCCAACATAATACTTCCCATCTACCAATTCAAGAATATAAATATGCACCATTGTTTGCTTCGCTTTTGTGAATGTAAATGATAATGCGGTTTCATTCAATTTTTCAAAAGGTGCGTAAAAAATTGAATAACTCATCCCTAACACAAGAAAGTTAACCAAAACCACAAATGCCCACCTTTGATTATTCCATCTTTGAAAAACCAGAGGCCAATAGTGGCTCGAATCCCAAGCACGATATTGAAAATAAGATATGTTTCAAAATCGTCCTCCTAAACAGAAAGTTGAAAATCACAACGAGAAAAGATGCTTCTCTCGAAGATCTCTATGTCCAAGTATATAACGCAGTTTATCCGGAATATTCTATGGAAAAAGACGTGGATTCTATCCCGCCGCCACATGCTCTTAACGATACGTATAATGTCCCCCATATCTATAATTTATCCTTGTTAGACAAAGAGGAAAGGATCACATATGTACCTTTGCATAGACTCATCACGATTTCCATGCTTATGAAAACGAAGCCCGATTGTTTTAACAATATTGCCATGTTTGGCCCGCCCACGTTCCTCATGTTCGTCCTCGATGAAGAGTCTATGACAATAATTCACGAACGTCTACAGCAAAAAACTCAACCCGCGAAATCCATGTTGTTTCGTTGTTTTGATCGGATGTCCGTCTAAATCAAGCATCAGGCGTAGTATGATATTATATTTTTTTAATATACGCTAATGCATTGACAACCTTATCTCCCCATAACTTACTTTGAGAATCATAAAAACCAATATTTTCGATCTCGTCCTTCATTTTTTCTATTTCGTCATTACTTATATACTCACTTTCTATCCAATTGCCATTTCTCCATTGTTCCAATAGATATTTCGTTTTTACGCACGTTTCCGACTCAGGTTGATAATGAAGGTCTTCAATAATATAATATCCCCCTGATTTAACACTTGACCATAATGTCTTAAAACTAATCTGTTGATGCTTAGACGCATGATAACCATCATCGATTATAATATCATAGGTTTTCGTTTTTAATTGTTGTAAATCTTCTTCCTTGCTTTGATCACCGATACGTATCTCGATGTTATCAAAAGACGAATTGAATCTCAAAAAATTAGGATTGATATCTAGTCCAGTCAGCGTTATATTATTATTGAAATAATCGTTCCACATCATTAAAGACGGGATACTATTTGCATCATCGCGATTTAACCCTATTTCTAATAAATGAACGTTATCAAGAAGGTTATTGCTGGCTTTATGTCGGAAAACATCAGATACAATTTCTTGATACTTTATGGTATAATGATGCGCGCATTTATAAGTATCGCCTTTGTCTGAGTTATATTTGTTTGCCAAAAAAGTTAGCGTTCGTTCGTCATGTACTAACGCATTATTACATATAATCTCGCATTCGCATACAATCTTTGCATAATATTCTAACCAAAACGAATCTACATTAAATAGTTCATGATATAAAATATGGGCGTTTTCGCCAATATAGGCTATAAACTGTTCAATTGTATCATGCATTATTTTTATATGTTTCAATGAAGTTTCTGGTGGCATTCGTATAGGATTTTCATTTTTTAAATCCAATAAGGATCCGTTTAGATCTTGATTAAACAGTTCTATACTATTACCTTTATCGCCTTTATGTGATATATATGTCATTTTATCATATACATTCTCGATTTTCGATAAATCAAATATGAAAATGCGAGGTAACGCTCCAAACAATTCCCTTCCTGAATTAAATGAGCCATGTAAATCAAATAATATGCAATCCATTTCGTTATAGTTTTGCATGACATAATTCTTATACTCTTCATTGTAATTATTATTCATGATTCTACTGGATAACAGATAAACGGACTTATATTTTGGACATAAAAAAGAAAATAGTTTATAAATTAAACATCCGTCTCTCGATAAAAATAGCACAGTATTACGGTTTTCGCTCTCTAATATATTTACCAATTTCCTACACATAAATAGTAGCAATGGTATATTATATTGTACTTGTTGATCATATATTTTATATTCCAAAGATCCCTCCTCATAAGTATTCATGAGCCGAAATCTTCTTAAAAATGATGCCAATCCTATCAGGGAATTATGCAATAAAGTCCTTTCGAGTGTAGAAAAATTATGTGCTTCTGTATAGCAGCCTTTAATGCCATATTGAGATGCCATAACGATATCCGAATGCATATTATCGCCTGTGTGGCTAACAATACTATATTGTTTTGTCAAATAGTTCCACATTTCTCCATTCGCTTTTCCTCCCACCGAAACATATAATGTTATATTGGGATTTATTGAATGATAGTTCAATAGACGAATAATTTCCGCATGCGACAAATACATATCCGATACAAATATATCCCCGTTTTTAATTTTTGATATATTGCTCATAATCGGTATCGTATTCTCCATTTCCATTTGTAATTCAAATTCTCTTAACCTATGTATGGTTTCGTCACTTTCGCTAGTTAATAATTTTAAATTATAATAAATATCGTCCATAGTATTATTGGAATTATTTTGTGCGGTTAATCGTAAATTTTTGAAATTCGCATAGGGGAATTTTTCTTCGACAATATCAAAAATGTCGGTTGGATTTTGTACTGTTCTCGCCAATAATGTATCAAATATATCAAATGAATTCACTGTTTGCATATATACATTTAAATTATATATTCAACGCAATAAAAAAACGCATTCCTCTAAATTGAATCCTTATGATAAATACTTCGCTATGAATTCGCTCGGCTCATAAATGGGAATTCCATGTTCGTTTGCATATTTCGTCTTATTTGATACATCGCTCTTCGATTTTGCAATCAAAGCAAAAGTATCCTTTCCAATTCGGTCTTCTAATACTCCACCCACGCGTTTCAATCCTTCGATAATCGTGGCATCACGCACTTTGGTCATAATAATACGTTTTCCAAAAAGTGGATGCGATTTATCGGCAATTTCGATCTTGTTTTCTAATGGTACAATGGGTGCGCCCGCAGACATCTTATGTTCCAATCCACACTCCTTTAAGAATGTCATGAAAGCAGGGATATTCGCCACAAAACTCTTGGCGTTTTCAGGACCTATGCCAGGAATGCCACGTAACATCTTTATTTTTTCTTCATCCGTTTCGGTAGTTCTTAGAATATTAGGGAATGCCTCTAAAATAGGCCGGATCTTTCGCTCACCTAATCCGCGGCCTAATACATTCGATGCCACCATAATATCCAACAGTGTGGCCTTTTCTATCTTTTCGCGAATTCCCGCAAAGATCTTATCCGCCATTTTCTGTTTAAATCCCTCTACCGTTTCAAAATCCTCTTTGCTCATCGCCAAAATCTTAGGGACGGTATCATATCCTGCCTTCATGATACGTTTTACATTTCCACCCGATAGACCATCTACTTCCAAAGTAGTAAAGAATGCAGTGATATTCTTTTCACGCACGGTAATATCTTCGCCCACATTATCCAAAACAATATCCACATGCGTATCGGTCCAATGATAAGGGACATCGGGCATTTTCGGTTTTTCGGCGGGCGTCGTGACCGCTTTAATATGTGGAATCACATCTCCACTTCGAATAATTTGAATCAATGCGCCAATGCCAATACTATTTTCTTCGATGAATTTACCATTAAATCCACTAGCGTATTCGATGGTTACGCCCCCAACCCGGATCGGCTCAATACGCACCCGAGGTTTCAAATAACCCGATTTACTCGCCTCCCAAATCACATCGATTACTTTGGCCTCTGCCATTTGGTCACTCATCACCATCTTAAATGCAAACGCATAATCGGGATTTCCATCTTTACGAGAGTGCATATGATCATCAGTAACAATAATACCATCGATCTCATATTCATAATTTTGGCGACGATCTGTCAATAACTCGGATAGTAATTCATTCGTGAGTGTGTCTTCGGATTGATTCATCACGACTTCATGACCCAATTCGGCCAACTTTTGCATTTGCTCACTCGGTTTCATCAAAGGCTGAATGACCTCATAGGCCACAAAATGAAAATCTTTTGCCTTTTCATCGATGGTCTTACTATTGACGATACCAGATACAAGGTTACGAGGATTTGCGAATGTATCCTTATATTTTTCGTCGAATACAGCCTTGGGGATAATAAACTCTCCACGCACCGCATATCCGGGTTCTGATGGCAAATTCAAGATCTTGATCAAATGGCTAATATCCTGTCCTACTTTGCCATCACCACGGGTATATAATTTGGCGGGCTTATCGGGTTCTGTGATATACATACCACTCACACCATCCAATTTACAGGATAGCACATAGGGTCCAGTATACTTCTTGCTCCAACTTGTTAGTGCGCCTGTATCTGGTTTGATTTTATCCATCGAAGGCATATTATAAGGAAGTGTCACCTTATTTTTTGTGATGGGTGCTCCAATCTGTTCTAGCACCGCGTTCTTGGGATATTTCCTTTCCATATATTCCTTGATAATGTCGAATTCGTTATCGGTCATTAAGGATTGCTTTGTGTTATAATAAGCCGTGTTGGCTGTAGTGAGCATGTCGGCCAATTCCTTTTCGGATAGGTGTTCTAAAACACTGATTCCCTTCTCTTTAAAATCGGTGATATGGTTGGACCCTTTTCCCATTGATGCTTTAGTATCGCCAGATTTTTCTATATGATTTTTCTTAGTGATACGCAATTTCACTTTTTTTCCAGTTTTTTCTAGCACTGGTTGTGCTAATATCGGAACGATGGGTAATTCGTCACTGTTCTCTATATTTACGACGTTGTCTAGTTTTGGCGGCGGTTGTTCCGGTGGAACGTCTTCAATTTTTATGGGGTCGGGCTTCGCCTTTACCTTTTTTGTTTTGGGTGCCTTCGGTTCCTTGGGCTCCTTTACCTTCTTTGTTTTGGGTTCTTTCGCTGGCTTAGGTTCTTTCGCTGGCTTAGGTTCTTTCGCTGGCTTAGGTTCTTTCGCTGGCTTAGGTTCTTTCACAGGTTTCGGTTCCTTCGTTTTCGGTTCTTTTGGCTCCTTTTCTTTAAGATCCGGTGCTAAGAATCCCTCAACCGTCTTTACGGCTTGGCCATTAATACGGTCCTTGGGATCTTTATACTCCAACTTCAAAAAATCAAAGATATCCTGTTCGTTAGAGAAGACATTGCTAATCATTTCTTCCTTCTTTTGACCAGGCACCTTCTTTGAAAGTCCATGTTCGTTTAATGAAACCCCTAATTTTAATGCATGTCCGCGCATGACCGTATTAAATTCCTTACTTCCCGTAAAATATAACACGGCAAAGGGATACTCTTTGGGGTTCGTATACATAAAATCCACGCGTCTCGCGAATTTAGAACCAGGTAAACGTGTGATCACTAAACATTTTGTTCCACCACACGAAAGGGTTTCCAATATAATATTCTCTTGAAGAAGCGCATCCGTAAATTTCTTAAACATGGTTTTGTCAGACGCTGTAATAATCATATCAATATCGCCGGAACTAGATAATCTGCGACGATAACTACCCACAATTTCATAGGTAGCATCCGCCGTTTTTACCTTATCGAAAACTCTCTTAAAGATCGTATTATATTCATCGATTTCTTCACGTGGGATTCGCTCTAAGATATCTTCATAATATTTCAACCCCGCCTTCTGTGTTTCATTTAATAATTCATCCTGGCGCTGACGGAGGTCGGCAATGGATTTTACACCCGCATCGACAAGATCCTGTGCTTTTTTAGGACCCACACCATAGATTTGTGTGAATGCTTCATACACCGCGTTCATTTCGTATCCGGGCTTTTCCTTTTCTCTTTCGAATAGCGGTAGTGTCCCAGTTTCCATATACTCTTTGAATTTTTCGATAATGATAGGGCCAATATATTTTTTCCCCTTGATTTGTTCTATATCCGTAATATCTGTAGGAATAGCCCGGATCGTTTCTAAAGCACGTCGATATGCCAATACATGCACAAAATCTCTATTCTTTTGCATCAGTTTTACCAACTTTTCGAGAACCTCAATAAAGGTTTCGTTGAGGCGTTTTGGACCGGGCAATTCTTCAACGGGTTCGAGTTTTGTAGGGCCTTGTAGGACGATAGGTGGTTTATCTGAGATTCTAAGTTTTACGGTTTTTGCCTTCTTAGGTTCTGCCTGCTTGGTTTCCTTTTTGATCTTTATCGTGGTGTTCCTCTCTTTTTTTATCATGTTCTCTAAACTTTTTACTTGTTCAATATCGGGTCTTTCTTCCATATATTATAAAATTGTATATAATATATGTCTATTATATTTTTATCCTATTCTCGTTGCTGAACAAGACCCACTTAAATAAGATGTGACATTCGATATAGACCCTCCATTTGCATTCGCTTGGAAAACGGTATATACTGTTGAAACTGCGGTGGTGATTCTAAATGTTCCTGTAATACGCTGGCAACGAATATTTCCCGTCATCATTGTTATCGGCGTAGATATTTGTATGTCCGTATTGATTTTTTCGCTAACCGTTGATAAAGAAAGAGTTTCCATATTTATAAATGTATTATTCGCATAATAACTCACAGTAGATTCAACTAACCATATTCCTGTCGTCAAGTCAATTGAATAAGCATTTATTGCATTTATCGGCGTCATAGAGGTAAATGAATTATAACCACCTTTTACCAATGCACCAAGTTGATTTGCTGTTGTAACATCTTTCGGATTAAACATCAAGTTTATAGGTTTAAATAGATTCAAAAAACCATAGGTTCTGAAATCAATATTCAGCGAAAGATATACCAAATTTGATCCATCGGCATTGGTTCCCTTGAAATTTTTAAACGTCTTCGAAAATGTGATTAAATTCTGCACGGATTTCACTAAGAAAGGAATGATATATCCAGTGTCAATACTCTGATATACAGGGTTTCCATTTGAATCTACTTCATCTTTATAACCTGTCGCCGCCGAAGGAATTACTTCTTGTAATTCATCTGCAATAAACCCAACGTTCATAACCGTGGGTTCGTTCTTAAAAGCATATGTCACAGGTCTTAGTTTCATCATCGTTGTGTCTGTAAAATCCAATGTCACATCTTGTATATTCTCCTTTAATCGATAATCTGAGTTTGTGGTATATGAGATAGTCGTTGAATTTCCGGTGATCTTTCCTAGAAGAGAATTCGTTCCTGAAAATTGGATATAGGTGCATGCAGTAGTACTTAGCGTGTTCGTCGTATCTAATATCATCACTGGCTGTGCAGAGTTGTTACCCGAAATATAAGATGTGGGATTAGTTGACGTATTATTTATAACACTTAAGTAGGATACACGCGAATTTGCGTTTTCAGTTACTGTGCCATTTCTTAAATTAATTTTTCCATTAAATGATGCATCGCCAGCAACAAATAAGCGCTGATTCATAGATACGTCCACTGTATACGTGTTTCCTGTGTATAAACTTCCGCCAACATAGAGGAATCCCGTGGGAAGGAAAAGGCGATTATTCATAGACACATCACCAATATGAATTGTTTTGCCTGAAACAAACACACTCGCATTAAAGGAAGCATCGGCCGACACAAATAAACGATTATTCATGGAGACATCACCTGCGAAAATCGATGTGTTTGATACGTATAGTTTAGGTTGTGCCGTTCCCGATAAAAATACGTTCCCTGATGTATCTCCTGCGCTAATATATTGACAAGTAGAAGACATAGAAACCGATCTAAAATAAGAGGGCGTGGTATATTGAGACCACAAATTTGCATAATCTCCTGATGAGAATACGGCCCCTGCGCTAGATGAAAGTGCAATTTGATATTGACCAGTAGACGACATGGTTATACTACTATACTTTTGTTGTGACGCGCCCTTTGACGACCAAGTGATGCCATAATTACTGGATGAGTATACATAATCCGTTGCAGTACATACTAAGGACTGATATTGTCCGGTTGAAGAAATGCAAGCCGAACACCAAACTTTAAGACTATATGTACTATTCGTTGTCCAAGTATATCCGTAACTCGTGGATATGCAAATATTTCCGCCACTTGAAACCGCTAATTGATATTGACCTGTAGAAGATATAGCCACATCCTTCCAATCGTTCGTATTGGTTGGTCCGCCAGTTTGTTTTATCCAATTTTTTCCATAATTACTCGATGTATATAGATAATCGCTTGGCACAATAGCTGTCATATATTGACCAGTCGCTGATAACGAAACTGCTCTCCAAGATAATCCGGTATATGCAGTGCTCGTTACAAAAGATACTCCATAATTCGATGATATATAAAGATTTCCATATAATGCACCATCCACTTGATCAAGAGCAACTTGATATTGTCCGGTTCCTGATATAGCACATCCAAACAAATAAGGCGATGCAGGTGAAGCAATGTTTGACCATGTGATTCCGAAATTATTGGATACACGTATTTGTGTTCCAACACTGATTTGATACTGACCAGTCGCAGATACTCCAATTTTATATATAGATCCTGTATCAATATATACATTGGACCACGTGTTACCAAACGCATTCGAATAATCTAAGGGGATGTTCGTACTCGTTAGTACCGAATTGTCTACTAAATTGATCGGGTTCACTATTCCAGATACGATTGCATTTCCAGCAATGGAAATATTATTCGCGACATATAAATTTGAATTCAATGATGCATCGCCGCTAATAAACAGACGTGCGTTCATGGAAACATCGCCATACTGAATGGATCTTCCTGATACATATATGTTCGAATTAAAGGATACATCACCAGTTGTGAAGAGTCGCGAATTCATAGATACATCACCATAATTTATGGTTCTCCCTTTTACATATAAATTACTATTGAGACTCGCATCGCCATTCACAAATAACCTGGTGTTCATAGATACATCGCCATAGTTTATGGTGCGACCTTTCACATATAATTTACTATTGAAAGACACGTCTCCATAAGTAAAAAGTCGCGAATTCATAGAAACGTCTCCGTATAGAATGGATAATGAACCCACAAATAAATCGCTATTAAAACTGACATCTCCATACGAAAAAAGGCGATTATTCATAGATACATCACTATTTAAAATAGATGTGTTGGATACATTTAATTGTGGCGTTGCCGTGGCCGATACATAAATATCATCGTTATTCACCGCGATAGTTTGAAATTGCCCATTTGCAGATGAGGAAATGCCAATAGGTTGACCGCCATTAATAATCGTTAGCGTTTTCGTTAACCAATTCAATCCATACGATGTCGATGTATATACAGTGCTTGTGTTTGTGATCGCAGTTTGATATTGACCATTCGATGTCATGCTAATTCCTACCCAGTTATTCGCGGAATTTGATGATGTTGTTGACCAGGCTGATCCATAATTCGTAGATACATAAACGTTTCCATCATTCGCAACAGATGTGATATATTGTCCATTTGAAGATATACTGACACCAGCCCAGGTCTGGTTTTTTGTCACCGTTGACCATACAGTTCCGTAATTACTTGATACATAAAGATTTCCTCCATTTACAACTGCAACCTGATATTGCCCTGTTGCCGAAATACTCACGGCACCATATGCCTGAGATACATTTCTTTGTATCCATGATGTGCCATAGTTACTCGACGTATAAATATAATATCCATTTGGAACTGCAGTTTGATATTGCCCATTCGCCGAAATACTTATGCCGTACCAAGATTGATTGGATGGACCAGTTGCTGTCCATGATGATCCGTAGTTATTTGACGTATAAATATTACCATTTTTTACGACTGATGTTTGATATTGGCCATTTGCGGACATACTCACTGCCCAAACTGCGAGACCAGACCCCCACCCACTATCTGTCCATGTATAACCATAATTATTTGATACATAAATATCAGCCCCATTTTGGCAAGCCGTTTGATATTGACCGTTTGCAGACATACTAATTCCTGACCAAGAATTTACGTTAGAATCATATAGATCTTGCGTAACAGATGTCCATACATTGCCAAACGTATTATAATCATAGGATTGAGGATTACTCGATAAAACCGATCCATCTAATAAATTTAGTGGACCCGTTTGCCCCGCTACTAAAAGGTTCCCATTTATATTCATATTATTACCAACGTATACATTGGAATTTAAAGAAATGTCATTGTTCACAAAAAGCCGCGAATTCATAGAAACGTCTCCATATTGAATCGATCTGCCACCCACATATAGATTTGAATTTATAGATGCATCTGCGCTCACAAAAAGACGTGTGTTCATGGATGCATCGCCATATTGAACCGAACGGCCTTTTACGTATAGATTTGCATTAAAAGAAGAATCACCATATACGAAGAGTCGCGAATTCATGGATGCGTCGCCATATTGAATTGTTCTACCAGCAATAAACAGATTCGAATTTATTGATGCATCGCCGCTCACAAAAAGGCGAGCATTCGAAGATAGATCTTTGCCACTCACTAACGTATTCGTCGTTAATGTGCCATTAATGTAATGTGCTCCTGTGGGGCCTGTATTTATATTTCCGCCCAAGTTTAGATTGCTGTTTATTGAAATATCGCCTGCTATAAATAAACGTGTGTTCATGGATACATCTCCATAAAGAACAGATCTTCCGCCTATATAGGCGTTCGAGTTTATAGATGCATCGCCAGCCACGAATAAACGAATATTCATAGACACGTCGGCTGTAAAAGTATTACTACCGCCCGTAAATAAGGTTCCACCCACATAGAGATATCCTGTGGGCAAAAACAACCGGTTGTTCATGGATACATCGCCAATATAAATTGATCTTCCTGCCACATATAGATTTGCATTCATCGATGCATCGCCAGATATGAAGAGTCGTGAATTCATGGATGCATCTCCATAAAGAACGGATCTACCACCGATATAGGCATTCGAATTTATAGATGCATCGCCAGCCACGAATAAACGAATATTCATAGACACGTCGGCTGTATATGTATTGGCTGTATTACTACTCACTGTGGTTCCAGTGAACACGGACCCCCCAACATATAAATTTCCTGTCTGTAAGAATAAACGGCTACTTATTGTGACATCATTTTGTAAATAAGACATTCCGGATACATTCAAATTGGAATTCAAAGATACATCTTTCGATACAAATAATCGTGAATTCATCGATGAATCGCCATATAATATTGTTTGTCCGTTTACAAATAACTTCGAATTCATGGACGCATCTCCGCTCACAAATATCCGGCTATTCATAGAAACATCACTATATTGAATGGTTCTACCAAATATGAATGTATTTGCATTGAATGATGCATCGCCACTTATGAAAAGCCTTGTATTTAAGGATGCGTCACCATATAAAATAGTACGGTTGTTAACAAAGAGATTGGCATTTATCGATGCGTCGCCACTTGCGAAAAGTCGGTTATTCATAGATACATCTACCGTGAATGTATTCCCAGTATATAAACTTCCTCCTACGTATAAAAATCCGCTGGGCAAGAAAAGTCGATTATTCATAGATACGTCTCCAATATAAATTGAAGTTCCTTGTACGTATAAATTTGCATTAAAAGATGCGTCGCCACTTATGAAAGTCCGTGCATTCATAGAAACATCTCCGTATACTATGGTTTTCCCATATACAAACAAGTTGGCGTTCAAAGAAGCATCACTTGCTACGAATATTCGCGAATTCATAGACACGTCACCATATTGGACGGATATTCCTTTCACAAATAAGTTTGCATTTATGGATGCATCCTGAGATATAAAGAGTCGCGTGTTCATCGAAACGTCACCATATTGAATCGTCGTTCCTCCAATATAGATATTTGAATTGAAGGATGCGTCTCTTGTTGTGAAAATGCGCGCATTCATAGATACATCGTCACTTAGTATGGTTTTCCCTTGCACAAACAAGTTGGCGTTTATGGATGCATCGCTACTTGTAAATAGACGGGCATTCATAGAGACATCCCCATATTGTATGGACCTTCCACCAATATAGAGGTTCGAATTGATCGATGCATCACCACTTATGAATAGACGCGCATTCATGGAAACATCGCCATATTGAATTGATTTTCCGTAGACAAATACATTTGCGTTCATGGATGTATCGCCCGCTACAAATATTCTCGAATTCATAGAAACGTCGCCATATTGAACGGATCTACCTCTTACAAATAGATTTGCATTTATTGACGCATCCTGTGATATAAATAGCCGCGTATTCATCGATACATCCCCATAATAAATGGTTTTTCCACCGACGTATAAATTCGAATTCATCGACACATCGTCTGATATAAAAAGTCGTCCCTCCAAAAGCATATCGTTCGCTACAAAAATATCGCCATTGATAGACACATCCTCTACGATTATTAACTGATTATAGGATGTGCTGCTAGTATATACAATTGAATTTGTTGTATATTGGTCTACATATAATCTTCCACGTATTCTTATATCATTCGAAACACATAGGTTTCCATTTATAGATGCGTCACCAGATACAAAAAGTCGTGCATTCATAGATACATCTCCATATTGTATCGATTTTCCTTGCACAAATAGGTTCGCATTCAAAGATGCATCGGCTGCTATAAAAAGTCGCGAATTCATAGACACGTCGCCGTATTGAATTGTTTTTCCGTAGACAAAGATGTTTGCGTTCATGGATACATCTCCACCTGCGAATACTCGGGAATTCATGGAAATATCTCCGTTTTGGATATGTCTTCCTGCAATAAATATATTCGAATTCATGGAAACATCTCCTGCGACAAAAATACGGGAATTCATAGAAACATCACCATATTGGATGGATTTGCCGCCAATATAGATATTGGAATTGGTCGATGCATCGCCGCTTATGAAAAGTCGTGTGTTCATAGAGACGTCGCCATATTGCACGGATCCACCACCAATATAGAGGTTCGAATTGATGGATGCATCGCTGCTTGTAAATAGACGCGCGTTCATGGAAACATCGCCATATTGGATAGATTTACCAGACACAAAGACGTTTGCATTGAGGGATGCATCCTGAGAAATGAATACACGCGAATTCATGGAGACATCGCCGTATTGGATTGTTTTTCCATTAACATAGATGTCCGAATTAAAAGATGTGTCTCCAAATACAAATAACCTATTGTTTACAGATACGTCTACTGTAAATGTATTGCCTGTATATAAACTTCCTCCGACATATAAATAACCCGTTGCCAAAAACAATCTATTATTCATGGATACATCGCCTATCATTAATGAGTCACCTGCCACAAATAGATTTGAATTCAAAGAAACGTCGCCGCTCACATACAAACGAGAATTCATGGAAACGTCGCCATATTGTATAGATCTACCGGCTATATAGATATTTGAATTGATAGATGCATCGCCACTCACAAAAATCCTCGAATTCATCGATACGTCACCATATTGAATGGATATGCCGCCGATATAGATATTTGAATTGATAGATGCATCTCCCGTAGTGAAAAGACGAGCGTTCATGGAAACGTCGCCGCATTGGACGGACCCGCCGCCAATATAGATATTGGAATTCATGGATGCATCACCAGCAGCGAAAAGGCGTGCGTTCATTGAAACGTCACCATATTGTACGGATTTGCCGCCGATATAGATATTTGAATTGATGGATGCATCACCAGCAGTGAAAAGACGCGAATTCATGGAAACATCACCATATTGGAGAGATCTTCCACCAATATAGACATCCGAATTCATGGAGGCATCGCCACTCACAAAAAATCGGGAATTCATAGAGACATCGCCATATTGAACCGATTTGCCTT